ATCACTACATCCGCATCCTGCTTCATGATGTACGACTCGATGGTTCCCAGATCCCATTCCTGTATGTCCTGCATCACGAGGTTCTGCTCGATCTGCCGGAAGGACTCGATGGCCGGTCGTGGGTCCAGTGCAATCTCTTCACGACTGCGCCCGGTCCACGCTTGGTAGGCACGAAGCATTGTACGGCGGGTAGCTTCCTCATTGCCGAGATATACCACCTTCGCACCTTGATCAGCGAACCCGTGTGGCCCTGCCATGAGTGATACCAAAAACGCAGTCTTACCGGTCTCAGGCGTAGCAAACACAATCCCAAACTCCGCAGGACCGATCCCATAGATGTGCCGAGAAAGCGTCGGGATATTAAATTCCCAACGAGCTTCATCACCGGTGATAGCCAGAAGCTCTTCGAGGTCTGTTGTAGTGGGTTCGCCGAAATCATCCGGTAGGTACGAATCGGCGTTTTTCTCGACAATGCGCTGAATGCGGCTCATTGCCTCGTCGTTGCCTTCACTGATCTCTAGCCCGAGGTTAGCGATCTGACGACCGATTTCCCGCCGCCACAAATGACTGATCAGATTTGAAGCCACATCAGGCGAAGGCATAGTGCAGCCCTCAACATCCTCGATAATCTCTTCCATGATCTGATTGTCAGCACGGGTCGCCACCGGGTTGTCGCGTTTCCAGAGCATCATCAGCTCGTCCGAAGACAGATCATGGTCGAACTGTTGGTGTGCCTTAGCGATTACGCGATAAAGGTCTTTGAACTCGTCTCCGAATAGATTCTCACCAAGGCGCTTTTCGTTTTGTTTATAAAAGTCATTTAAAAGCAATGACTTAATGATCTGCGCGTCCATACTAGTGTTACCTCGTTGCCCTTAAGTGTGGGCACAAAGATACCACCAGCTACTGAATAAAAAAAGCCCCCAGCAAAGTGCTAGAGGCTTCTTCCATGTAACCCGTTGATTTTGTGGGTTATGTGGTTCGTAGCTTGAGACGTTTGATGTCTGGAGGATTGTCACCGCGGCGCTCACGGATGTCGACCTGTGTGTGTACAACACGCGGGTTACCTGCGGTAAGCCCTTTAATCGCATCCTCTAGCTTACGTTGCTCTTCAGCAGCTTCGATGAAACCTCCCTCGAACGTGTAGTCGATTAGGACAATGGCACGAGCCTTCATTTCAAGGTTCTCCGTATTTGTTCCGTAGTCATGTTTTTCGCGTCTTCTGACAGTAGGCGCACCTTAGCCGGTACTAGCCCCTGTATTGCAGAGTGCATACTTAATGCGCCTCTGCTAGCGTCCCTGTCAAGGGATATTGTTACCGCCTCATAACTACGCAAATCTCGTCTTTGGTCGCGACTCAAGTTGGTGCCGAGAATAGCGCCGCCAATGTAACCGTCTACTCGCGCCACGGAACAGGCGCTAGCTGCGTCTTCAACTAAAACCAAAGTATGTCCTTCGCCAACGCTCAGAATTCCGCTGGTATCGCCGTACGCTCGCCACTTTGGCGTAGAGCCGCTTAACGATCTCCCAATAGCACCCGCGTCAGAGTTTGTGAAGAAAAGCACCCGGTCATCGGCGGGTGCATATCGAATTTTTATCCAGCCTTGCTGGAGCGCCTCGAGGCACCCATTCGTCTGCAAGTAGTCCATCACTTTCTCATGGTGAGATGGACACGACAAAAGCTCGGGAACCGGGATAGTTGTACGAGATCTGGTACGTGTCTGCCGCTCAAGGCGAGAGCGAATCTGGTCTCCTGTGCGGCCAACGGACTTTTTACCTTGGGCGTTACAAGACGCTTTGTAGCAGTGCCATAGTAGGTCACCATCTACGCTGCTAACGCTGAGAGTCTTACGCCCACCGCAGAACGGACAGTCCAATCTTTTATGCTCATTCGCCCGCAAACGCAGGTCGCTAAGGGCGTCGAGCTGTTCTCTGTAAGTTGCCATGCTGGATACGATAACTGATGTAGTTTGCACAAACAACAGTTATGTCCATAGCCACGCAAAAGCGATTTTAGCCTTTGATTTTAAACGAAATAGACCTACCGCTTTGGTTGGGAGTTCGAGTCTCTCCGGGCCTACCAAGTATTTGTTTTTGCTACACAAATTAAAAAGCGTGGCGTGGAGTGGCCGTTTTTAAACCATCCACGGCCACGCTGCGGCCACTCAACTCACTGATTCACTACTTAGTGTCGTCGTCGCTGTCGTCTTTTTCGTCCTTACTCGACCCGATGTCGGGAAAGGATACGAACTGCATCAGTGCGACGATGATGGCATATAATGGCCAAAAAATAGATAGAATAATGATTGGTTTAACTCGACCATCTTCCTCCACCGCCGTGAGCATAATCCAGATTCCGCCCAGTGCGTATAGACACAACGAAACCGTGAACCACATTACTCAGCAGCCTCTTCGGCTGAACCGTCCGCCGACTTGAAATACGACGAATAGTTGTTGACCACGTATTCCATCAAATCCTGAGTCCACTCTTCATCATTCGATGAACGCATGAAAACACCAAGCAGCAAAAGCTCCACGGGATTAAGCGGACGATCTACACCGCCCTCAGGTACGCTGATGTCGAGGTGACCCTCTTCAGTCGCTGAAATATACACTCGCTCGTTCAAATTGCTCATAAAAAACCTCCGTTATGATCACGGATAGAATACCTCAACAAACGTATGCAAACAAGACCTCAGCAAGGTCAGATACCAGTTGCTCAACTGACCGTTTAGCGGTAACTACGGATTCGCCGTGATTCACAGAGGAGTTAGGAGATCGATGGAAGCAGAACGAATGACTGTTGTACTGACCAGTGCTAACGCCAAAGAGATAGCCGAAGCACTAATTGATGCAGCAGAGATCAGCAGGGAAACGAACGAGTATCAGCGTGTTGGCTTTGTACAGGACAAAGCTGTCGCCCTCCCCCTCGACGACATACCCGAAGAAGAAGACGCGATAGTCGAAGTAGAATTCGACGTAAAACCATAACAGTACGGCCCTCGGGTGACTCCGGGGGCCGTTTTAGTTAACCCACTGTGTTTAAGTACGGATGATATCTATCGATAGACATCTAACGTTAAATAACAACGTTTATGTAACCGTTATTATTACTATTGTTATTAAATATATAACAACCACCGTTCTGTTAACGTTGGAGTTTAAACCAGATTTTTGGTCCTGACAACCCCTTCTCGTAATGTACTTAGTGTTGACGTTTGTTATGGGGTTCGCGTACAGTCCATAGCTACACATAAGCAAGAGGACCGTAAGATGGCCAAATTCGTAGAGACCCGTACAGACACTAGTGGTCGTACCTACTATGTCTTTAACCCCAAGAAGTACCTCCGTGAGGCGCTCGATATTGGGTACCGCCGTTTCGATAACAAACAGGAGGCGGACGACTACTCTCAGAAGATCTGTTTGCAGTATGACCACTACAAAGCCCGCCGTGAGGGCATCAAGCGCATCCCTGAGGACAGCGTGGATGGGCTGGTGGCGTATTACAAGACCACGAACGAATGGAAAAAGCTGACGATCAACTCAGCAAAGTTCTACGATCTTATGATCCGCACTGCTTCCGAGCTGCGGCTGGGTCAGGCTGGCACCCCGTTCGGTGAGATGCTGTACAAGCGGGTTAGCACAAGTCATGCGGACCGTTTGTACACACAATTGAAACAGGACTTCTCCGAGCACCGTGCGGTGCATGTACTGAAAGTTCTGCGGAAGATCTGGTACGTCGGCAAGCGCCATAGCAAAGTGACCACCAACCCGTTTGAGCGGATGGGTGTCGCGGGCTTGGATAGCCGCGTGGTGCTTTGGGAGCCGCAGCAGGTTGAGAGATTTATGGCCAAAGCAGACGAGATGGGGTTTTCTTCAATCGGTACCATGGCGCTTATGTGTTACGACCTATGCCAGCGCCCGTCGGATATGCGCCAGCTGCGCTGGAGTGACCTCAAAGAGGGTGTGCTCCGGTTTAACCAACAAAAGACCGGTACTCTGGTTGAGATCCCGGCCTCTCAACGTTTGCTAGACCGCCTCGAGAAACACGCCAACGGCAAGGAGAATATCATCGTCGCGGAAACCACGGGTCGCCCGTACGACCGCCGTTTGTACAACAAGTGGGTGGCTCGTGTTCGTACGGCTGCTGGTCTGCCGAATGATCTGCAGCTAAGAGACCTGCGGCGTACCGGTGCCACCGAGATGGCCGAGGCTGGCTGTACAGAGGATGAGCTTCGGTCAGTGACCGGGCACCAGTCGCGTGATGTTCTGTCGATCTATGTACGCCCAACCGTGCGTCTGGCAGCGTCTGGGGTAAACAAGCGGTTCGCTGGTTTAAAAAAGGCGTGAAATGCGTAGTTAAACTACGCGTAAAAAGTAATTTTTAAACTGGAGTAACAATATGAGTAATCACACACCGGGGCCTTGGCGGATAATCCAGCCGCCGGAAGAGAAGTTTCGACCATACGGAGTTCAGATGGGCAAGGAAGGCGGTTTTATGGTGCCTTGCTTTACTGCAAATCAGTCAAAGCACAACGCAAGACTAATCGCGACTGCGCCTGAATTGTTGGAAGC